TGCTATTATAAGTAACAAACTTAGTTGTTCTAAATGTTCCTCTATTACTTGAAGTTGCAGCTGCCACGGCTTCAGTTTGTACCGCGCCAAGAACTGTAGGATTTTTTAATACAGTAATTTGTCTAAAGTCTTGGTTGTTTGCAATATCAACATCATCAATACCACTGATTTGACTATTCAATCCAATGTAGAAACCACCGAGTTCAGCAACAGGATCTGCACCATGGCCCGAAGGTGGCCCAATAATTGCTCGAGCAGCTAATCCGCTACCTGATAATGAATCATTAATAATTGAAACATCAGCAACGCTATAGCCAGTACCTGGAGTAGTAGGAACAATACGAGTAACTGTATTAGCACTCTTAGTAACACCAGCTTCTACAACAGCAGCATTTAGTCCATCACCAACGATATGGATTTGTGCTGCAATTTGTGCAGCTGTGTTACTAATACCCGTACCTACATTCGTAACTTCGATACGATCAATACCACCTTTGATAGCAATACTATCTTTTTGTGCTTGTTGTTGATCATATAGCGGATTGGTATCTTCAAAATCGCCGAATGTAAATGTTGTGCCGGCATCAGTAGTATAATCAGCAGTGTTAGAAGACATAGTTACAAACCTACCAGATACAGCTTTTACCACGGTGGTAGGTGCAAATGTACCCACGTTTAATGTCGAAGTCGATACTGTTTGACCAACCATAATGTTTGGATTTTCATGAAGCATTTCAACTACACGATCTGCGTCAGCAGCATATGCCGTTGTAACAGTACCTGCTAAAGATGAAGTACTGACTGTTAGAGTTTTAACAGGCATATAAGATCGTGTTAAAAACTTTTCTGAATCCGCAGCAATGATGGTGTACATATACTTCCAAGTGTAACCATCAGCTGTAGTAAACGGCGCAGCTTGTACCTTTGTAGGAACATCAGATGTGACACTTACAAGTGTTTCACGATCTATACACTTATAAACTTTAAAATCATTTGTCAACACATAAAATGGCTTCTCATAGATATTGGTATCATTCGAATCCCATGGATCATAGATTTCACCAGCAGCCCAATCATGTCTTGGTGCAACATGAGATACATCATTATCTCTCAATAGTTTAATACCAACCATATTAGCTCGAGCTTGGTTTAAATCGTCTATTGTATCTGCTGGAGTAGCAGCTGCTGAATCTGTGAAGTCTGATAATGACGGAGCAGCATCCTGCCATGCTGTAGCTTTACCTACACCAATGTAGACATTACTTAATTCCGATCTTACATCTTCGATGAAACCTTTAGCGTTTAAAGCTCTAAAGTTATTTGATATGATTGCGGCCATAATTTTATCCTATGAATTTCTATCTTTTACTGTTTGAATTGTTGTGTTAACGTTATTTTTATTTATACTACTTGTACCGACATTTTCTATAGTAAGTGAAGCAAATTGGCTAATATAATATTCACCATTAAATTTCTTTGTACCTAATACTGCTTTAACATCGTAATCTTTTCGACCAAAGTAATCATTAGATCTATCTATAGATGTTTTAGTAACTAAGCCAGTGATAGCGTCTTTTTCTATAACATCATTACCGTTTGATACTATTCGAATTGGTATGACATCAGGTACTCGTTTCTCGTGTATGGCATTACTACGTATATTTACGATTGGATTATTTATATATCCTAAACCAACATTTGTTAGTTTAAATCCTGTAATGGTACCGCCACTGTTATAGGGTGCAACATAAGCTGTAGTAGCACCGGACAATCCAGTACCAAACTCCTTAGCATAGAAATCATCACCAACAGACCAGTTACCCAATGCAGCAACATCAAAGGTAAGATCATTTGTAGTATTAAAACCAGCTGTGAACTTAGAACCTAATATAGTAAACGAACTATTGATAGCATAGCCTGTACCACCTTTAATTACTTTAACCTTAACATTGCTTATACTATTAATAGTGATTTCAAATTCTGCACCAGAACCATCTGCCCCAGTTGCAAATCCATCACCATCTTTTACAATATACGTTCCAGCGTGTGCACCAGTTGATGCATGAGTCATGGCAATTGTATCAACCGATTCTATTGGATTTAATGTTTTCTGTTTAAACGCCAAGATATTAAAATCAGCATCAGTAGCATTACCTTTATCTGATATAACATACCTAGCACCTACAACTAACATGGATGTATCATTTACTGATATTTGATTAGATAATGTAAAATTAGCTTGTGCCGTAATATTGCTTGTAAGAGGCTTACCTAAACTATCAATAGCATCAGGCTCTGCGATAATTATCTCTGGTGGCAATAAGAATCTCTTATTTGCAAAAGGTGTAAAGTCTAAACCTATAGGAGCTAACACTAACTTTGCTGTTGTTGTTAGAGAACTTCCAGTAGTTGCTGCTTGGAATATATCACCTACTTTCCAGAATGTTCTGTCATAAGCAGATGTAGATATTGTATTAAAGTTATCATTAGTAGCATCACCAAGATCTGTAATCTTATAGAATATATTTGCTGTTAATGGATTACTTGCTAATGTGATAGGAGTTAGATCAGTAACTTTACCGATTGCAGTTTCAACACCACTATTTGCAACAGCGCTTAAAGGTTGGACAGTAAGAGCAGAGTTAGCTGTATAGCCTGTACCACTAAATACTTCATTTACAGTTAATAATAAATTATTAGCACCGCTACCTAATGCATTACCATCTACTGTAATTACATCACCTACTTTATAACCTGTACCTGCCGTTGTACCAGTTACACTTGTGATTGTTTTATCAGCCGCAATGACAATACTAACGACTCCATTACTACCACTTCCACCTGTTGTTGTACTGATACCAGTTTTAGTTGTATCTGCGTCACGGTTACTATCTGTTGTTCCGTCGAATGAAAATGCCGCCGGCTTGTCTGCTGGTTGGACACCAACTGGATGACCGCCTTTTACGACTACATTAATAACCTCACCAAATTCGTCGATCTCAGTTTCTATAACTGCATTACTTCCTCCACTCGAACTTACTGTAGGTGCTATGTTATATCCGGCACCAGATTGCACTATCGATACACCAGATGATCTTATTCCACCACCTGGCGATAGATATGTAATACTTAGTCTAGCACTTCTATTCGGTCTAGCTATACCAATAGGACCGAATACCGATGCGAACATTTTGATAAGTATTCCGATATCATCACGAGTAAGACCAGGCTGAATTCCAGGCATCGATGACATTGTTTTTCTTAGAGCAAACAATGCTGGATAGACATTAACTGGTCGTTCAATTGTTATTTCATTACCAAATACATCTACTGATTTTTCAAGAACAGTTGTATTAGGACCATCAGTTTCAGTAGCACCATCACCTAAGCTATCTCTTACTGCTTTAATAACAATTAAGATCTCACCAAAGTATTTAAATCCAGCTGGATGCACTAATTTATTATATAGATTTTCCCACTGTGATATATTACGACCAGCTTTAATTATATAAGAAAACTTTTGATAAAATTCTGAATCTTGAAGCTTTTGTTTATCAGATACAAACCCTTCGTTATTTAAGTATTTACCAGCCTGTGATGATCTAATAAAATTAACTACATGACCATTAGTCGAAGATGGAGTACCAACAAGTAAATAGTATTTGCTATTACGTGATATATCAATAACCGAACCGAATTTATTACCAGCAACTGGAGTTTCTTTGTATACTCCTTTTTCAACCCATTGATCGCCATTTTCGAAATGATATACTAATCCAGAATTAGCGATAGTGGTAACGCCTTCACCATTGGAATTTGGTGCACCTATTAAAACATTATGATTATAGATCTTTGCAGTTGTACCAAATAAATCATCAGTTTGACCAGTTGTAGGTTTAAATGATGTTATGTTGACCCATTGAACCACATTATTAATTGTTTCTCTGTCATAAATATATACAGTTCGTGATCCTGTTGCAGTAACAACTATAGTTGGCAGAGTTGTACCACTTATATCGATATCAATAGCAGCACCAAATAAATCATCGTTTGATAATTCTGAAGGACTTAAAACAAATTCTGGTACACTATTATATAAACCAGTTGAATCATTTTTATGGAAGACACTAACAGAACCTTTATTATTATCATATGCTGTCCATGAAGCAACCAGATAATCACCTCTTAATACTACCTTAGTACCCCATCCATTAACACCAGTTTGACTTAATTGCTGTGGTGTAATAATTGTTTGAGATAATGTCCAGTCTGTACCTAAACCTTTATAAACTAATATTGCACCGTTCGATTTGTCAGCGCCATTATCATAACCAGGAACTGTTATTGCAACGGTATTTCCGTCTAAAGATATATCAGTACCAAAGTTTAAGCTAGCCGCTGCACCTAAAAGAGTTGCTCTATGTTGCCAAGTAAATGTTGAAGGTGCAGCAGTAAGAACTCTTTCCCAGATTTCTACACTACCACTATTAGCAGCAGTACCACCAGTATATGCGGTATCATCAGGAGCAGATATTGCTACTATGTCACCAGATAAAGAAACAACTGATCCGAAGTCATCGCTATCAGCTGCAGTTGCACTTACGATTTTAGCTTGCTGTGTCCAACTTACCCCGTCAGTCGTTGTCGTATGGATATATACTGCACCTCTAGCATCAGTTTCACCCGGTGCACCAACGGCTAGTGTATTACGTACAGCGTCAAGTGATACAGAAGTACCGTATAAGTCAGCCGATTCTGGGTCACCCGCAACAACATTATTAACTTGTTTAGTATAGTTAGCAGCAACTAATGATTGATTATCCCAGTTACCCATTGAAGTTTTGAGTGTTGAATCCCATGGAAATTCAACTGCTATTTCTTCATCTTGGAAGAATAATTTAAAAAATGTATCAATCGAATCTTTAGATCCACGGATCTTATAAAAATCTATTAGTCTTTGATATAGAGCTCTTCTATTAACTTTAACATTTTGATCTACAGCAGGAGCAATTTCTTTCTGCATCATATTTAGAAACTCTTCTTCAGTCTCATTGATGTTTAAAGAGTCTTCTATTGTATTTAATCTAAACGAAGGATTAGCACCTACATAATTCTGAATAGAAGTAATCATCTTGATCTTTCTATTATTCAGTCGAGAAGGCAAATTAGTAATAGATACAGTTTTACCAGAATCAAATTCTAATCCATAGTCATCTGGTATATTATCTGCGTTATATATGTTGATATCATAGAAATTAATATCGAAATCAACATTATTATCACCTACCGTTAATACATTACCATGATCATCATAAAACTGTGAAGCTCGTGCACCTTCTAAACTAAAAAATTTATTATTCTTTTGATCTGGATCTGGTATACGTATGGTAGAAATATTATTAATTACTACATCTTCAAATGTTTCAATCGATCTAAATAAGAATTCTTCAGTGTTCATAAATTGATAATATGAATCAAGGAAAGATTTTATACCACCTGAAGAGTTATTATTATAATTCGAATCCGTGGCATAATTTAAAAGCTCACCTGGAACTAAATGCTCTAGTCTAACATCTACTTTAGATCTAGATAATGTGCTACCTGCTAATTCGTATTCATTTATTCCAGAGTTTGTATTACTTACAGTTAAACGAACTCCAGGGCCAATTGTCTGTGGAATGTCTACTAATATTGAAGTAACACTGTCAGCGTCAGCAGTAGTACTTGAATCAATAACTTTTGGTATACCAACTACACCTGGACCTGAAAGTACTTGTCCAACCGTAGGAGAAATTTCGTTGTGTTCTCCAGCATTAATAGTCAAGTTTGTAGTAAATAATATAGTAGTACTATTTACGACACCAGCAGTTGCAACAATACCAGTTAGTGTTGTGCTAAAATCGATTTTATTGCTCGTGCCTTCTATGTAACCACGAGAAAATGAATTTAAATTCTTTAAACTTTTAACTGCCATAGTTATCTCATTCTGCTTGTAGTTGTATAGTCAATTGCGCCAGACGGGCCTGAGTAAGCGATCTTGTCAATTGAACCTGATGATAGAATTTGTGAAGCTTCTATATTAATAATCTGATTTCGTTTAGGCGCCAAATCCAATGAATTAGGAACAATAGTAACTCGAATAGCAGTAGTATCGTCTGTTGCAAAATTATTTAATGTAATTACACCCGTAGTCACATTGATTAATCCAGCGTCAGGGATTACAATTTGATTAACTCCATCTGCTACCTTAAAGATCATAACAGTTCTGTTAACGGAATCAAATATTTCAGTATCACCAAAGAAGTGATCTACACCACCAATTTTAAATGGTGTACTTGATATGCTATACTCAACACCTTTTTTAATAAAGAATGAATTCACATAAGTTAATGTAAAAGAATTCTCGGTCTTAACAGTCGATGGAGTAATATTCTTAAACATAAACGGTCTGATTGTCGAACTCGTAATAGCAGGATCAGAATTATCAACTAACGTTAAAAGCTCCGAGTGTCTAAACACACCATCAAATTTATTTAACTGATTAAAGTTATAATCTAATATAGTATCTTTTACTAATGATTCTAAAGCAGACTGTGACCTACTCGTAAGAGCTGGATTATATTTAAAGATTACATCTAATTCAATATTAGTAAACTCAGGATCTAAAATTTCCGGCTTAATCGAAACAATATTTTTATTTGTAAGAATACCAACGATTTCATTCTTTTCAGCTGTAGTAAGTGCATCACCGATAAGAGGTTTAATGCTTACATAAGCTTTACCATAATCTGGTATAAGTTGATCTTCACCACCCCAAGTAGATATTGATTCTATGTTTGCAAAGTTTCTTTGAATGATTGCTGCATAGTCCTGAGATGTTACAGCTCTATCCTGTGCTTGGAAAGTAATAGGTGCATTATATCTAATTGACTCTGTTGTTTCTGGTTGTGTACCACCATTAGCCGAAGTAATCGTAGTAGTAACAGTTGTAATATCACCAGAAGGAAGAGTAGGAAAGTCTGTCGACAAAGTAAATGTATTTGCACCATTGGCAGCTTCACCATCAGTTACTAAGTAGTCTATTGTAACAATATTATCATTCACTGGCTTCTTACCAATAATACCATCACCAAAGAATATTTGATAGTAGCCACTTGAATTTTCTTGTAAGTGATATACTTGACTTGATGAATCTATTTCTTGTAATGTAGTAAACTGTGAATATGAATCATATAAATTAGCTTCTTGGTTTTGTTGTATACGTACTCGTAATGATGTAGTATCAGCATTCGAATCTGAAACTTGAAACTTTTGGTTTTCTATATCATTATCAACTCTATAAGATAAAAATCTAAATACACCTTGTGCAATAGGGATGTCAGTAAAGGTAAAACTTTTAACATTTCCGTTTGTAACTAAAATTGCAGTTTGAGATTGTAATGCCGAAAAGGTATACGAGACATTATCCACAAGAGTATTAAATTTAGTTCCACGCTCTATAACTAAAGACGTAGGTATAACACCTAGGAATCCAGACACGTCTACTACGAGCTGTATCGTTGCTCTAGGTGCTAGTACCGATCGTGGAACATAACCTAATAGACTTGCTCTTGATACAACATTACCTCGTATTTGAGCTGAATCTAAGAATGATTCGTTTAAAGCAAAATGAGCAATCATCGCGTTATAATGCGTATTATATGCAAGCACATCCATTAATACATTTAAGCCTGAACCTTCAAAATCATAATCGTTAAATTGTGATTGTGATTTCATAAAGCTTTTTATGTTTTCTTTTATTTGATCGAAATCAAGCTCTGTGACATTTAAATTTGACGCCATGGTATTTTACCTTAATCGTATTAAATTGATTTCTACTTCTTCTACAGAATCAGTTGCCTTTATACTAAATATTACATTCACTCTATACTCAGTTTCATTTTGAGCAGTTTGAACTAGCACATTAACATTGTCTATTCTTGGCTCATGATTATTTAAAACGTTTTTGATACCATTCTCTAATGCTAGCTTTGTGATAGCATCAGCTGGTTCAAATAATAAACCTCTTAGATTAGCACCTAATGTAGAGTTAAATGGCCGTTCGAAAAAGTTAGTAAGCAATAAGTTTTTTACTGCATTCTTAACAGCCAATTCGCCCTTTAGTGGAACTATATCTCTTTTTTGAGGATGCGGTATCATCTGTAAATTTAAATCAGAGTATCTATTAACTTCAGTACCATTGACAGCAGATCCATCACTGTATAATATTGAAGTACCTGTTCCTGATGTATTTGAATAATTAGCCATAATAGTTATTTATATAAATTTCCTATGCAGTTATTGTATTTTTCATATATTAACTATGATGGTTTAGTTGGCCATACAATGTCTTCGTATGAAGTTGCAGATTCGTTTGTTATCGGCATATCACGTAGTGCTTGTCTATATGTAGCCCATTCAGCTTTCTTTGTATCTGTAAGAGGAGCATCAGCTAACTGAGTACGATCACTATCATTTAATAGCTC